GTATACTAAGATTTTCAATCCTATTCCAGATAATTCTGGGAGTTTTGGTCTTAAGTTTTTTATATAATTTAGCTTCTGGACCCATGTGTTTTTTGGGGTTACATCAGTAGTCATCTTTGAGCTTCGTGGGAACAATAAGTTTGGATTCTTGTTGGGTTTTTAAAACTAATCGATGAGTAGTTTTACCTTTATGTCCTATCATTGGAACAGCATGATCATGCACTTCCATTCTTTTAATCTCGTGAAGAAATCCATTTTTTTCCACAAAAATAACTGCTTCAGAAATAGCATTCCCTTGACGGCCTGTATGATCTGATTCAGTAAATTTAGATAAAAAATCTTGTAAGTCTTTGACTCGCACTATAATCCTGCTTTCCGCGCACTCTCGATTTTATTATCGAAGTGATCGTGCAACTTCTTATTCTCTTCTTCCAGCTCTGTCAATCTTTCTTGTAATTTTCCATTAAGTTTTTGGTGAGATTCATTTATCTCCATGAGTTCAGCAACTCGATTGTACAAATCATTATTGTCTGTCTTGGTTCGATCCAACTCAGACTCGGGCTCTCTATCTTTTCTAGCCTTTCCTATTATACAAACACCTACCTCTTGTCTCATTTTATCTAATTCATTGTAGGTTTTATTAGGATGTTCTCGTGCCAATTCACCAATTGTTTTTTCTTTCTTCATATTGACTTTTTATCAATGTTACCCTAAATTGTCAAACATGGGAGTTCCTAAAAGATTAACTGATATGCAAATGAGATTCGCCGAGTTTATAGTATTCGGTGGACCTGAAGGACCTATGACTCAATCCGAAGCAGCCATCGCTGCTGGATACAGCGCTCAAAGATCACGACAGGAAGGATCAGAGCTCATGAATCCTACACTCAGTCCATTAGTTGTGCAGCATGTCGGAACACTTAGAGAGGAAAGAATTAAGAAGCACCAAATTACTTATGATACTCACCTGGCTGAACTAGCTAGACTTCGGGAAGCTGCTTTGAAGAAGAGTAGTTTTTCTGCTGCTGTAAACGCTGAGACGAATCGAGGCAAAGCAGGAGGACTATACATAGAACGCAAAATAATAAAACATGGGAAATTAGAAGACATGTCAGAAGAAGAACTAGAAAACAAAATGAAACAAATTTTAAACGATTACGCACCGATTTTAAATATTACCCCCACACCTGCAAAATTAACAGATAAGAAGCCAAAAGAGTCATCAGACAAAGAGCCCCAACAATAATCTTATCTAGATTCCACATTTAATTTCTCCAACCGAGTTATACATCCTGTAGGAAAGACATTCCGATCTGAATATGCCTCATCCTTTTCATCATAGCTCGCAAAAGTCCAAATAAACTTCTTTGTACGTTTATAAATATATGCAAACGTAACCAGTTTTGAACATTCAAACCTATCAAACTCATCGGCCGTAGCATGACCACCATCCGCAGTGATGTCCACCCATGATATTTTGTAAAAATAATATCTCTTCTTATTGATGAGGACATGCCGATATTTTGATTTCTTCCTGTGCATATAGTACTAAATACCACAAAAGTAGTTACACCAAACCCTTTTTCGTCACGCGTACCCCATACAACAACGTTTTATACGTTTTATAAATTTGTAAAACGTCGTACATTTAGCTAGTAGTACCAACATAAATCATCACTTTTAACGTTTTACGCTCTATTTGAAATAAAAAAAATTTTAAATCAATTTCATGAGTTTTAGTACTATGTGTAAAGTGTTGGTGCCTAATTTGTGCCATAATGCTGCCTTAATGTTGCCATCTTTTCTGCAGCAAAAGCGACTTTAGCCAGCAATTTATCAATATCGCCAGTTAGATCAAAGTGTCCTGGTACGACTTCCCCCTTTAAAAGGGCGTCAATCTTAACCAATGCCTCATCTTGATCGGCTGCATAACGAGCTAGTAGAGCTTTCGTTACTCTTTCTCTTGTGGTGCCTGCTTCTCTTGTCATTTATCCTCCTTTTGTGGATGCCAACTCAGCCTAGATTTCAAGGGTGATCCGCTACTGAGTTAGCTTGTTTCAGGATTCCATAAACCCTGATGATGTGCGGGCCCTAACTTTAAATTTTGTTCTTCTCAAATTCTTTTAATAATTCTGCTTTATCTATCTTTGGTTCTCTTACAATTTCATAATACTCATCCAACCTTTTTAAAAACTTGTGTTTCCACTGACGTAATTCAATCCCTTCAAATCTAAATTCTTGCAGATATAGGTCAGGAGTACATACCATTATAATGCCTTGTTCAATACTAGAGCCATGAATCTGATCATGGGCCATGGCATATGCAGCTATCTGCATATAATAATCATCAATCCATTCCTTACGTTTGGGCTGGTTTGCCTGTTTAAAGTCCACAATAGTGTCTATACCATTATGAACACACACCAGGTCCGTGCTCCCTGCATAAAGGCCAGGGTAGTACACCGTCACCTCAGATCCGTAGTATTCCTCAATCGGTGTGAGTCCTACCTCAATCACCTTCGCAGCCATGGTCTTTGCTTGTTGACCCAATGAAGTTAGATCTTCGTAGCCTCTCCCAAGAATAAAAGCTTCAATGAACTTGTGCATGGACGTGCCTCTCTTTGAAGCAAGATTCTTAATCACTTCAGCCTGCTCTTCACCTACTTTAGCCTTCCATCTTTTGATGAATCCCTGGTCCTTGGTCCGTGATAGAATAGTCGTGACGCTTGGAAGATGCATCCCTCTAACATCGTATGTTCTCTTTCCTTCGTCATCGGACCTTGGAACACGGACATAATTATATCTGTCGTTCTTTTTCATAGTTTCTTAATATCCGCGAGTTTCTCAATATCTTCATAAGGCACCCAACAGAATTTATCCTTCTTACCAAAGTAGCTACGGTCATAAGTCGCGTAAGCTTCCTTTTCGTACCAGGGTTTAATAGAAGGAGAGTAGTTTCTTTCCTTAAGCTTGGCTTCAACCATCTCCCACAGCTGTTGTCGGTTCACGACCAGCCAAGGATATTTAATTCTTTTAAAAACAATATAGTCGGATTTTCCCTGGACCCATCCTGGATGACCCGTAATTCCTACATACTCTATACACGCCATTTCGTCCTGAGGCTCAGGATCTTTACGCTTAAATCTTTTTAAACCTTTCACTTCAAACTTAGAGAGTTGGCCTTCCAACGTTCCTTGAACGTCCCAGTGTTCCAGGGTATTTTGGCGGTAGTCAGCCATCACAGGATTCTCTAATAGTTTAGCAAATTCCTCTTCTATAATTTTAGCTTGTTCTCCAAACGATTTTTGATAGGTCAGTTGAGCCTCTCTTTCTTTATGTTGTAGGGTTTGACAGGCGCGTCTCTGACAACGTCCATCATTTGTTGATATTCTTCCTCATTCAATTGAGTCTTGTATATTCTTTGGGCAATTGCCATCATGGTTCCTGCAACGAGTTCAGGTGGTTTTTGATGATCGTTCAAGAGATGCATAGCGTGCTCCAAAAATTCCTTATATATTTTTTTAGTATCATCCATTTAATGACTCCTTAAATTTTCCTTCCCATGCATAAGATCCGTGATGCTTGGTTGTGGATTCAGTGTTCGCATAAATTTTAAAATCATTTTCTTTCGCTAGTTTACAAAAGGAAATATCTTCACCTGTAGCATAATGGTTGTCGAAACCAAAATCAAAAAAGTTATAGTAGAACTCAAGACTCTTATCCGCAGTTGGTGTAGCTTTATTCTTAATTTTTAAATCTGGATGATTTTTTATAATTTTTTCAAAGACCGTACGATCAATCAGCATCAGACCCGTGGGTCCTGCTTCAATTTCCACCAGTCCTCCTGGCAGGAAAGGAATGTTCTTTGGATCTTTAAACTCAACGGTGTAAATATGTTTGTCCAGTTGTTCAGCTTTCACCCTATAAGGTGTACATATAATTTCTTTTTTGGCAACTAACATTCTAAGTACTGCTTCAGGTTCAAATTCGACATCAGAATCAATGAAGAGTAGATACTGATACTCGGTTGTTAAAAAAACAGAAGTTAAATAGTTTCGCGCCTGATGAATCAATGGAGATTTCATGGTATTGATTCCTACTTTAATCCCACTCTTCGCGAGTTGTTCAACGAGTTTAATAACCGACAGCATCGTATTGATCTTGACCGAGTCGTAACACGGCATTGCAATATAAACACTTGGTTTTATTTCTTTTTCCATTAATCTTTCCCCTCTATACTCGTTCCTTTAAAAGGATC